GGGCGCGGAGGGTGGCATCCTCGGCCTGCAACTCGCACATCCCGTCCACGCATTCGTCAACCGAGAATCCGTGTTCGCAGGCTGCGGCTGTTTTGATGTGGCCCATTTCGCGAAGGGCGAAGAGCACGGAATCAATCGACTCCATTGATGGGTTTTCAACGTCGGCGGCAACGCGCTGGACGTTCTGGATGAATCCAGGGTCAAAGAACCACCCCATACTAGCGGACTTGGCGTCAGCCTGTGGTACGGATTTCATTCTTCACCTCTCGCTTTCTTCAGTGCAGATTCGGCCATTGCGCCGTCTTCCTCGGTTATGTGGGCATCTCCATCCCGGTCGGACATGAGCAGTCGCCCGTAGATGCGTTCAAGCGCGGCATAGAGGTCTGGCGCTGCGGCTATGAGGTTTGCGTTGGCCTCCATCATTTTTCGCCGTCCTTGAACGCCACGCGCTGACGTTGCGCAAACAGGATTCCCGAGGCAGTCTTCAACGATCAATCGGCCTTCTCTATCTGGGGCAATCCCGGACGTTACTGACCATGGGCTAGGGCTTGTCATTTTTCACCTCCGCAGATTTTATCAATGATGCCTCGCGCCGGGTCGCCCTTGTCGGGCACGACGATGTAACCCATCTCCACACCGTTGCGGATGAATTCCCGCAACCGCTCAATCTCCTCCGCGCATTTCAGCATGTTTTCCCGCAGTAGCTTGGGGCCTGCGCCAGCCCGGTGAGACTGGACTTCCGCGACGTTGCGCAGCCAGCGCACGGCGTCGAATTCGTATTTAGGCATCGTCGTCCTCCTCGTCGTCTATCGCGTCCCTCCAGATCTCCTCGATCATCAGCAGCACATTCGCCCGAGCCGCTGGCGTCAGCTTGGCGATCTTCGCCCAGGGTGCTCCGTCAACCTCGTAGTGGATCGCGTGATAGAGTTGGTCGCGTAAATCAAACCAGATTTCGCCGTAAGTGAACCGGCAGAACAAGTGCTCCCTGACCGATTCGCAACACGCGCACGTCTTGTGCGTGCTGACGTCGCCGTCGTAGAGGTAGCGCTCGTCGAGGTACGTCTGACCAGTGAAGATTGTCCCCAGGCACTCGCTGCACCGATGATTCTTGACGGCGCAGCGCTTGTTGCTGGCCAACATGGTGACATAGTCGTCGTTATCGACAGAAAAACATGCGCATTCCATCACTCCCTCCACTCGTGCCCGCAATCCAGGCATCGGTTTTTGTCCTCGTGCGTCCGCTCCACATCGCCGTCACCACTTACGCGCCGGTCCGGGAAGATCATCACCGTCCATCGGCGCGTGTATGTCGTGACGATGCAGGTGTCCTCTGAGTTGCAGTTGGGGCAGGTCATGCGGTAACCTCCAACTTCTCAACCGTGATCCTGTATTCAGGCTTTCCGTTACAGGCAATTTCAATAGGCTTGCCGAAGTGAATGCCGTGCTGTGCGACGGCTACGAGCGCGTCCATGGTTACGTCCTGGCGATCTGCCGCCCATGTCATGCCGTCCTTTAGAACTGTCCCGGCGTAGATCGTGCCGGTCAATGGTGACGCCCCAACGTGTAGTTTCTTTTTCATTCTTCACCTCGCGCTTTTTTGAGTGCGAGCCGTGACGGTTGCAGCGTAAGCGAGTCGGGTTCATAATCTCCTTCAATCATCGCGTTGACGAGATCGTGGAGTTCAGAAAGCGCCTCGTACATCTCCGGAGCAGCGGCTATGAGGCGAGCGTTGAAAATATCATCCTTGTCATCGCCGACGAAGGCACAAATCACCGTGTCTGTTGATTCTGTTCCTTCATGGCAGACATAAATTTCGCCCTCATTATCTTCGTCCTCTCCGAACTCAACCCACCACGGCCCTTTCGTCCATTTCTCGCTCATGCCGCTTTCCTCCCCGCCACCGGCGTAATCTCGCATTGGAAACTCTCCGCAATCCCGAACATCACCGCCTCGTACTGGCCCAATTCTCGCATGAGCATCTTCAGCATGGTCCCGGTGACGGACACAAGTTTGCGCCACGGCTTTGGAAGACCGAACTGGTAGACCATATGGTCGATGGTGTAGTCGCACGCCATGACCCTGGCCGCCGCGAACTCCGCACAGTACATCTGTCTCCGCTCAAGCCGTGCCGCCGCGATGCGCACGAAAGCGTCCGATGCGCGAATCATCTGCCGGATCGCCGCCGGGTGCAGGGTCCGGTTTCCGTCGGCATCACGCAGCACCATGTCAGCACTAACGGACTCAATGGCGCGGGTGCAGTTTCGGGCCACAACGCCAGCTTGTCGGCGCAGTTTGTAGCCGGAAACTTCAGCCTGCCCGAACGCCTCGGCTGCGCTATGGAGCAGCCCAGCCGTGCAGACGGCGGCGGTTATGGCGCGTTTATTGTTGGTCATGCTGCTTTCCTCTTGTTCTTTGTTTTAACGTCGCTCATGTCGATTCGTACCCACCATGTTCCGCAACTCATCGGGTCCATCTCGGGGCAGTCGTATGTTTTGATGCCAGGCGGGAAGTGGTCCATTTCGGCAAACTTGCACTCTGTTGTAAGCGGCGGCATGTGGATTTCTGAAACCTTCTGGGTCTGCTTGGCCTTCGCCTTTGCCCTTTCTCGCCTTGTTCGGCGCGTTAATTCCTCGTTGTGCGCCATGGCTACGCTGCGCATGTGGGCGGCCCTGTCTTTTGATACGGCTATCTCTCCACCCCAAACTTCGGCAACAATTGCCACGATCCTGCGCTGTTTTTGCACGCCCTGAATCTGAACGAGATAACGAGCAGACCCGTCTTTCCACCGTGGGAGCAATGCACGCTCTGGATACGACCCCCGCTGCGTCTTCGCCACGGTCACATATCCGTCGCGCGTTACGAGGTAGCGCCCTCCGAGATAAGGCAGCGTTGGCTTGTCAGAGATTGGCATCATTTCCGCCTCAACTCCTCGGCCCGTTTCCGGGCCGCTTCCTGGTTCTGCTTCCAGCGCGAATACTCATCCCGGTTGAGCTTGCGCAGGACGTGCTCCTCTGCCATGGTCTTGGCGATGCGGTGGATGGGGGTCAAAACGGAGCCCCATCGTCCATGCTATCCATCGTGCTCATGTCCTGCCGCCCCGTGGTCTGTGCGGCTGGCTGCTGCTGGCCGTCGGGTTTCTTGTCGAGGCCCTGGACGCGGTCGGCAACGATCTTGGTCGTGTACTTCTCGACGCCTTGCTTGTCGGTGTACTTCTCGGTCTTGAGTTTACCCTCAACGTAGACCATGCGACCCTTGGACAAGTAATTGCCGACGAACTCCGCCGTCTTGCCCCATGCGGTGATGTTATGCCATTCTGTGACCTCCACCTTCTGGCCGTCCTTACTTTTGTACGACTCATCCGTGGCGACGGAGAAGTTGGCGACTGGCTGACCGGAGGGCGTGTAGCGCATTTCGGGGTCGCGTCCGAGGTGGCCGATGATGATAACTTTGTTCAGTGATGCCATTTATGTGCTCCTTAATATTCGACAATGACGAAGGGGATTGAGCTAGTGGACAGAAGGGACACAACGGAAGCGGCGTGGCTCGCCGGGATTCCGTTATCCTTGAGCGCTCCGAGAATCGCCTTGTGGATTGACTCGCGGTGCGCCAAGTCTTCAGCGCGGCGCTTTTCCTCTGCCTTGATTCTCGCCTCTTCGGCCAGCCTAGCGCGTTCAGCCTCTTCCTGCTTCCGGCGCTCGGCATCAATCGCGGCCTGCTTCTCCCGCTCGGCCCGTTCAATCGCTTCCAGCCGTTCCCGCTCGGCCTTCTCTGCGGCGAGCTTCAGTTCCAGCTCGCGGCGTTCGGCGGCTTCGCGCTCTTCCTTGGCCTTGCGTTCAGCCTCGGCGCGTTCACGGGCGGCGGCTTCCTCTGCGTCACGCTTGGCCTTCTCTGCGGCGGCTTCGGCAATCTTGCGGTCCCTGTCTTCCTGTGCACGTTTCGCGGCTTCGGCTCGGAGACGGGCAAGTTCGGCGGCTTCGGCCTCGCGCTTCATGGCTGCGTCCAGTGCGGCGTAGAGTTTCACCAGAGTAGCGTCTCTTGTCGCCTTCGCTTCGGCCTGGAACTCGGCAAAGTGATCGTCCACCTCGACAGAGGCGACGTTGTTAATCATGTCGGAAATTGCTTCCGAGCTTTCTGCTGACGCGGCCATGGGTACATATTGCTGAATGACCGTAATCCTGTCCTTTATCCCCTGCACCCGCGCCTTTTCCGCCTCCTCCCATTCGGTTAGGGGGCGGCGGACACGGGCTTGCAGGTCTTCGAGGAAGTCGCTTACCCGCTTGCGGTTCCCGTCGATGATCTTCGGCTTTTCCTTGTATTCGGCGCTCAACGCCTTGCCGGGAACGTCAAACGCGGTCTTGGTCCGGGCAACCAGATACGCCATGGACTTGATTTCCGCCCGGCCCTTGGCCGTGGATACGTCCGTGGTGACGGCCATGGCCTTTTTTTCGCAGGCGTCCAACAGTTCGTCGATTCCCTCGCCCTTCAAAAATATGTCCGTGACCTTGGATTCCGGGATGACGGCCAGGGCGGTTTCTTTCTGCTCGACTACTTCGGCGGTGGGGATGATGTGCAAATTGGTGGCGGTGTTCACTTGCGTTCTCCTATGATCGAGAGGCCGTTCATGATTGCATTGACGACCTTCTGGTTTGAATCGATAAATGCTCTCGTGTTATCAAACGCGGCCTTTATCTCTCTTGCATGGTCGTACCCCTTCCCAAGGTCGACTTCCTGCCCGACAGAAAGTTCATTCATGTGCCCGTAGTAGAGGTTAAGAAACTTTTCCAACTCGGCGTGTTTGACTTCGCAGATGTATTTTTTGTCGCCGGATATGCCGATAACTTGCATTGTGAAAATTCCTTGGGCCGGTATCGCCCCCGGCCCGTTGGGCATCAAGTTTGTGGACCATCCTGGTTGTCATGCCCGAGTTGTTCCGCGACCTGGGTTATCCTCGCTTAACCGGCGTTCTTCTTGGTCCGCTTCGTATCGGTCACACCAATCAGCGAGTTCTTTTGCATAATCTTCGACGCTCATCCCCGGTTCCCATGTCGGGCGGGAAAACTGGCCGGGAAGGTTGTTAGGGGTAGGCATTTGACACCTCGGCGTTATTCAGTTCCCAATTCAGGATTTCATCATGTTCGACGCTTTCGTTGTACGCCTCCACGCCGTCCTCGAAGCAATGCGGCGTGATAGTCAGCGTCCCGTGGGGGATGCCCTTGCAGTCGCCCCAGGAATTTTCGTAGAAGCATCCGCTGTGGCACATGGCTATGCCCCCGCGAGTTCGGCCAGAAGGTTGGGCAGGTGCTTGGCGCGAATCTCGGCAATCTGCTTCGGCGTCCACTTGTTGGCGTAGGCACCAACGATCTTTTCGATTTCGGAATACGCGATCCCCCTAGATTCGATTTCCTCCACCATGTCGGCGCGCATCTCATCGAGCTCGGCTACTGTTTTGCGCTTGGCTCCATTTCCGTTTTCGGGCTGCGACTCGGCCACTGGTTCGGGCACTGGCTCGACGCTGGCCTCGATGACTTCGCCGGTTTCTTCCTGCGCGGGGTGAAGCATGGCGTTAAGGTCGGAGGATGACTGGCCGCGCACTGCTACCGTGTACGTTTCGCCGTCGCGCTCGGTTTCGTAGGTGTCGCGCATCTCCTCGGCGGTCTGTAGGCCCATGGCGATTTCCGGGGCGATGGTGCGGACAAACCAAGCGGCGGCGCGGTAGCGGAGCATTTGTTCGGGCATGGTCTGCCATTTGGAGCCGCCTTTCTGGTACCAGCCTTCCTTCTTTGCCAAGGCTATGGTCACAAGCGGCCCGGTCAGCAATTCTCCGGTGGAAAGCTCCGTGGCCTTGGCGCGGCATCCCCAATCATCCTGGCCCTCGGTGCCGAAGAAGTCGTAGCGGATGGACGAGAACTTTCCGGACTTGTTGAAGGTGGCGATTAAAAACTGTGCGCTCCAACTCGGCCGGCCGTGAACCACCACGAGGTTTTGCATGACCATCATGGGGTCCGCGCTCATTCGGCCAGCCATGTTCAGCGCAATCACGCAGTTGGGCAGGTTGTTCTGGAACGCCTTGGGCACGAGCGTGGACATTGCCATGCACTTGGCGACGCGCTGGATGAGGTCAAAACTCTTGCTGTCTCCAAGGCCGATTGCAGTCACAGGCGCGCTTTCTGTCTGTGCGGGAAGGTTATTCATAGTCATTGAAAATCTCCTTTGCCGTCCAAGCAGGAAGGCTTATTGTCTCAATCCGTTCGGAGTAGGCCGGGAACTTCCCGGAGGCTTTACAGTCGGCAAGGTCGAGCAGCAGTCGCTTGTATTCGACGCGGCCAGCCTCAACGCCCTGCATGTCGAGTTGATAGACGGCCACCGCGTAAGGCGCTTTTTTCTCCACGGCCACGAACACGAATCCCTTGATAAAGCCGCCAGTCGCCACCTCAACGCCGTCCTGATAGAAAGCGCTCTGCATGTGGTAGCGGTAATTTGCGATGCTCCGGGCAAACTCCTTGGGGCTTGCATCTTCCGTGGACTTCAGGTCCACAATGATTCCCAGGTCCTGCCGGTAGAAGTCAGGGCGGCACCGGCAAAGCTCGCCGCTTTGTTCGTCATGCCACCAGCACGAGCCTTCCGCGATTCCTGGGCCTGAGAGTAGACGGCTTGCCGCCGGATGTGCGCGGACACTGGCTACCATACCGCTCAACATCTCGCCTTCATCGGCGGTTACGATTTCGGCCCCGGCGTTTTCGAGGCAGAAAGCCTTCCAGGTCGCCTTTCCGTCCTTGGTCCGCTTGTCGCAGACAGGGGCCACGGCGATGCGCACCCTCCCCGGCTCCAGCACGAGGCCGTGGAAGAGGGAACCAATACGCATTGCGGCGGTTTCCTTTCGCGGCGTCGTGAGGGATGCCAGGTAGTGCGCCGGAGACCTTGCGAACTGGTCAAGCTGGCTTTTGCTGACCGAGCCGTGCCGGTGGTATTCCTCAATCGGGATGTTCGGGATGATCCCCGAGCGGGTCAACGTCGCCGTGTCCGCAAGTTCAAGTTTCAGCATTTTGCTTCCCTCCTCGTATTCTTCCGTATCGCCCTGCGCAGTATCTCAGCCGCCACAATCGCGTGGCCGGGTATCTCGATAACCGGGGCCTTGTTACTGATACCGAGCGCCGCCAAAACGACCCTCAATTCGTGGTTGCTCATCTCTGCCTCCGTTCCAGTGCGTCGATTAAGGGCTGTACCGGGCAACCCGTCGCGTTCATCACATCCCACATGGATTCAATCTCCCGCTTCGATGCGCCCATCAGGATTTCGAAGTTGCGGGCCTTGCGCTTGAGTTCGACAAGCTCGTCGGTGCCGACCAATGTTTCGGACTCATTCTGTCTCTTCACTTCGGCCAGAAAGCGGCGGTCAAAATCGTCGTAAAATAGGTTCATCTTGCTACTCCTTTTCTAGTCCGTAGCCGTTGTAGTCAGCCCACTCTTCCAACTCGTTGACAGTGAAAACATCCTCCGGGGACAGATTGCCCCGTATCCAGTCAATGGCACGCTCCAGTAAGTCCATCGGCATGATTGCGTCTTGAAAGTCTTGTTTTTCCCTTGCAGTGATAGACATAAAGCCTCCTTGGTTGTTTTCCTTTGACGGGAAGGGCGAAGCGGGAAGGAGGTCCCGCCCTGCAATGCGGCACCGCCTCGCCCCTCCCATCAAAGGAAAGGCCCGTCTCGTGGGCCAATCGGCACAACCCCGGCAGGAGGCCCAGGCGCATCGGTGAAAATTGGCGCGTGGGTGGTAACCGTGTTGTGCTGCCTCCGTTTAACGCCACGGTGGGCTTGGCGTATGCTGTTCCCGTGATCAGAAACCTATATCGTGCCCGTAACATGCCCCAGAGCAATACACATGATGCTCTACAAAGTAGGCTTCGTTTTCGTGGACTTCTTTTCCGCAATATTCACATGGAACATAGCCGTCGAATTCTTCATATATACCGTGGCCTTTTGACGGGAACTGGTCTTTAGTTGGGTCAAAAATTGTTCCGTCTTGTTTTTTACACCACCAGTGCTGATTTTCTGTGTTCCAAATAGGGCAGAAATACCAACCGCGAACCATGAGTAAAGTTGAGTCTTCTTTTATCGCATCCTCACAGTATTCTTTGCACTTGCCGCGATACTTCATATAACCAGACTGTTCGTTGCAACTTAATTCCATTCTTCATCCCTCCCATATTTGCGCTTTGGTTCCCGCCCCGAAGGGCGGTTTCAAATCACAAAGTCTTGTCGTTGGTTTGATTTTGTATCCGCGATCCATCCACACCCGTGGCGATCTGCGGAGTTGTTAGAACCGGAGCCTGGGCCTGGAAGCCGCTGATCTCTGCCGGTCGGTTGGATTCGTTTTTCAAGGATCAAGTTCGTCTTGAGTCCAGAACTATAAAAAAAATCACACCTCGTCAATATTTATTTTGAGAAAAAAAACATAATCTGAAAGATTTTTCTTCGACTCCACTGCTTGCGTTCTTGCGAAAAATATCATAGACGCAATTCCATGAGCACATTTACACTGAAACAAATCAGGGCCGACGCACAAGCATGGATTGACCTACCGGGGAACTCAAGACATCAGCTTGCGCGATTGGCTGGCGTCGAGTGGGCGAGTCTTGACCGATTTTTGAGCGATGAAACCGTGGGGCTATCGGGCAAGACGATTGAAAAAATCTGGCCGATAATTTATCGAAAGGAGGGTGACGCCGCATGAGCATGAACATGTTCCGCATTTATGACAAACCCTGCGGCGACCTAATCTGCACCGTGGCTGGCGACATCGAAACCGAGACACAAGCCCTTGAGTTGGCGCGGAAGAACGACTGGGTGTCGCAGCAGATGACGAGCGAGGCGTGCGCGTTTCCGTGTGAGGAGGTGGGGGAATGGTGATGAATGATGTGCCGGAGTCGGCCAAGACTCAGCGAGAACGCATCCTTGGGCACCTGAAAGAAGGGCTACCTATCACGGCTCACCGCGCCCTGTATGGGTATTCTGTCGCCAGACTGGCCGCACGCATCCATGATCTGCGTCAACTCGGCTGCCAGATTGAGAAGCGGATGGTGGAAGTGGCTACTAGGGACGGGCGGCGGGCAAAAGTGGCGGAGTATTTTTTGGACGGTGCGGCATGAACATCTACAAAATTTACGCATCAGCGACAGGCGAGGACCATGTTTGCACAACCATGGCAGACGGGCCGGTCGAGGCGATGGAGATGGTCAGGACGGTGGCGTGCGTGGAGTGCTTTTTGACGAGTACGGCTTGGGCGGAACGGGTGGAAGAATGAGCCCACTATCTTGGCTCTTGGTCGCGCTCTCATGGATCGGCGCTTTCGTTGTTGGCAAGTGGTCAAGGGATCAGATTTCTGCCGCGCTGGTCGAGGTCGACGCATGGGCAGATAACCGAGCCTTCATGCTCTGTGCTCGCGCCATTGTCGCCTACGAATTTCAGCGAGGCAGGCATATCGGCCCGTCCATCAAATATGCGCTTAAGATCATGCGCGGCGGTTCAAGATGACCACCATCCTTGTCAAATCTGACAACCTTGCACCGGTAAAAATCAAACTTTCCGAGCCGTCAGAATCTGGCCTCTATCAAGTCGAGATCAACCGCCGCCGTCAGAACCGCACCGGCCAGAAGCAGACTCTTTATTCCCGCGAGAACATCATCGGCATGATCTGTGACGCCCTGGGATGGGATGCTGAAGCGTTGGATGTTGAGCCTGTTCCGCCGGTGCAGATCAGGAAAGGGGCGCGGGTGACGGCCACGGCTTATGATGAGGATTTATTCCCCAGGAGGCTGAAGACTTCGACGGTGTCAAAGCCGTTTTTGGATTATCGCGGTGTGTGGCGGGTGTTCTGTCTAGGTGAAAAGAAAGCGGTGAAGTTGGATTTGGTGACGGTGGAATGAAAAAAGCCCCGGAGCTTTCAAAGGGCAACCCGGGGCAACAGGCAAAGGTCGCGGAACCTATAACCTTGAGGTAATACATGAACTATCGGCCTGATTTTGTCAACTTGGATGTGTCATTGGGCAACACTGATTTTCGCGTCATGACCTGCAAGAAATGCGGACTTGTGGCCAAACCAATCACCAACGGACAGAGCAATCCTGTCCACGGTTACAAGCTGTTCTGTTCGTCCTGCAACACATGGATTGGGTGGAGCGGGAAGTCCAAAGAACTGAAGAACGAGCGGGGAGAGCGCCAAGTCTCTTCCCAGTGGTCGGCCAAGCGGCTTCAGATTGAAACGTGTCAGTGCTGCCTGCGGTCCCTTGAGAAACTTGGCGACAACGAGAACCTTGAGATCCACCACGTTACCCCCGTCAAGGATGGCGGCGCGGACACCTTGGACAACATCTGGGTGCTCTGCACGACTTGCCACAAGGAAGTCCACCACCGGCGCGTTTACTTCAATGGCCATATGGAAAAGTTCTTCAAGGCGTATCTTGCCGTGCAGCGCCGTAACGACCTGCAAGGGGTGGTGAATGAGGGCTAGAAACATCAAGCCCGGATTCTTCGAGAACGAGAAGTTGGCTGAACTTCCTCCCCTCACAAGAATCCTTTATATCGGACTGTGGTGCTACGCTGACAGGGAGGGTCGCTTTGAGTGGAGGCCCAAAAGAATCAAGGCAGTAATCCTCCCTTACGATGACTGCGACATAGACGAAATGCTGATGTCATTACATGTCATGACATTTCTTGGCATGTACGACACACCCAATGGCAAGGTCGGTTTCATACCAAAATTCAAGGAACACCAGAACCCGCACCCCCATGAGGCAAAGTCTAAACTCCCCGCAAAAAGTGAATCAAATCAATGTCATGACATGTCATTACATGTAAGTGACAAGTCAGTGGAATGTAATGCTGATTCTCTGATTCCTGATTCATATAAGAATACCCCCCTACCCCCCAAGGGGGATGAGGGCACAAAGCCAAAACGAAAAAGAGCGCCCAAGGATTTAGGCTCGTACACCACCGACTTTGAAAAAGCGTGGGGGGCATACCCACGCAAAGATGGGAAGCGTAAAGCATTCGAGGCTTGGCAGAAAGCTCTTACCCGGGACATGCCCGCAGAGAACATGCCTGCGCATATCGAGTCCCGCAGCTTCGAGCAGGATTGGCGCAAAGATGACGGCCAGTTCATCCCCCACATGGCCACATGGCTCAACCGTGACGGATGGCTCGACGAGGGTGCGACGATCACGGCGTGCAGGAAGGACGAAGAGGGCGACTTCTGGGATGTCGGGTTTTACCACGATGCCCCAGATGAAATGCCGAAGCCCGGGGAGGTGTTGCCATGAGCTGCCTAAATATGGCCCTTGAGATGGTGCGGGCTGGAAAGAGCATCATCCCGATCCAGCCGAAGGGAAAGAAGCCTGCGCTTCCGAAATGGGAAGAGTTTCAAGCCCGGGTCGCCACGGAAGACGAAGTTCAAGCCTGGTTCAAACGCAATCCCGAAATCAACATCGGCTTGGTCTGCGGCGCTGTCTCCGGCCTGGTCGCGGTGGATGTGGACGGCGAAGAGGGCCAGACTTGGTTTCGTCAGAACATGCCGCGTCCAAACTGCTACCAGTACACCAGCAGCAAGTCCAAGTTCCACGCCTTCTATTCACACCCAGGGCACAGAGTAGCGCCAGCGGTCAGGATAGCCCCCGAAGTGGATGTGCGAGGGGATGGCTCCTATGTCGTATTCGCTCCCTCGGTCCACGCATCGGGAGCCGTTTACACCCTGCACTACCTCCAAGGGTTCGCCGGTTGGGAATCGCTCGTTGCCTGCCCCGATCTTGACCAGTTCAAGCAGCAGCAGGACCGGCCCGCCCGGGAAGCCGCAGCTTCGCTCGATGCCCCGGATGGCGCACGGAACCAGACACTGACCCAGTTGGTCGGGAAGTGGTTTGGCAAGGGCCTTACCCGGGACGAGGCTATGTGTTTCGCTCTTGGCTGGAACGAAAAGCACTGCCTCCCGCCGCTGCCCGAAAAGGAAGTCGAGCGCACCGTGGACAGCGTTCACAAAACGCATGGCAATAATCACCCGATGTCGCTGAACACCGACGGCATCAGAAAATGGATCATGGCGATACCCGGGCAGTTCCGCGTGGCCGACATGGATGCAGAATTGGGCATCAAGGACAAAGACGACAAACTGCAAAGAACGGTTATTCTCGAAGATTTGTGCAAAGAAGGCATGATTGAGCGTGTCGGCCAGGCGCGCGGCGTTTATCGCATCCGCGACCGCAAGATGAACGTGCTTTCAATCGACGCCTGTGAAGAGCCGGAAGTTGATCTGTGGTTGCCCTTCGGCCTCAACCGCAACGTGAAGGTGCAGCAAAAGAACATCATCATCGTCGCTGGGGAAACCAACGCTGGCAAAACGTCCCTGCTTATGAACATGGCGTGGATGCAGGCGAAGGAAAGCAACAGCAGATACCTGTGTAGCGAAATGACAGGCCCGGAGTTGAAGTCAAAGACAATTTCTTTTGGGCACATGGACAGGTGGCAGCGTGTCGAGTTCGTGGAGCGCACGCAAGGCTTTCACGATGTGATCTTGCCCCACGGCGCGACCTATATCGACTACCTCGAAGTTTACGACAATTTCTTCCGCATCGGTGAAGAGATCCGGGCTATTTACGACGCGCTTAAAACAGGCGTCGTTGTCATCGCCCTGCAAAAAGCGACCGGCGCAGACCTGGGGCGCGGCGGCGCGTTCACGATTGAGAAGGCCCGCCTGGCGCTGTCCTTGTTTTCGCATGGCAAGATGCTCGACGGCATTATCGGAAGCGCGAAGGTAGTGAAGGCCAAGAACATCCGCCCCGGCTTCAACCCGGAAGGGCGGGAAATTTTCTACACCCTCCGCAACGGCTACTATTTCGACGCTGGCGACTTGCCGCGCTCGATTACCGATCTGCAAACAGGCTGGCGGTTCTACGACAAGAAGACGCGGGAAAGAATATGCCAGCGCATTGAATCCCATTGCCGTGAGCGCGAGGTGAACGAGGAGATGCAGAACGTGGAGTTTTACGGATGACCGCGCCGTCTGACCTCTGCCTGACCAAGCCGCCCTGCCCGTCCTGGACAGGCAAACACTGCGGCCACGAAGTCCTCTACGGCGTCGGAGGCGTGTTGGAGAAGGGACGGGAGGCCTGAGAGGAAGGTTGGGTTGGAGAACGAGAAAAGCCCGTTCGCGGGGGAGGGGGAAGAGGAATGAGGGTGATTGACATGCTGATTTGCTTTTTCATTGGGCACGAATGGGACAAGTGGATACGCGGCGACACGTTGACGCAAAGGTGTAGGCGGTGCGGGAAGTTTGAGATGAAGGCATTTCGGAGGAGGAAATGAAATTCACGATACCGATTGAGCCAGTCGGCCAGATGCGGGCCAGGCACACAAGCGCCGGGAAGTTCAGCCGCACATACAAGGCCAAGCAGCAACAGACCGCCGAGAACAGGCTTCTCGCTTTTGCGGTGGAGCACAGACCAGACACCCCGCTTGACGGGCCGCTGGAAGTCAGGATTGACGCATACATGCCAATCCCAGCCAGCATGAGCAAATTCAACAAAGTCCAAGCCAAGATTGGCGAACTGCGCCCGACCAAGAAGCCGGATGCCGACAACATCGCCAAGCACTTACTGGACTGTTTCAACGGCATCTTTTGGACCGATGACAAAAACATCGTCGGGCTGATGGTCAGAAAGTTTTATTCTGACATCCCAAGGTGGGAAGTTGAAATACGTCAGGCATGGCCAAATTTCGCGCCAGGATGCCGCGAGAGCGTTTCTAGGGCGAAAGTCGATAAACGGGAAGGGGGAAGCGTTTAAACGCGGGAGATGCAAAATATGAGCGAACATGAGCACACACCACCGATCAAAATCACCGGGGCAAAATGGAAGGCGCCAGGAATGGTCAACGTGATTATCCGGGGCGAGTCGCGCGTTATCCCCTGGGAGGAGGCTATGGAACTCGCCAAGGATATAACCGAAGTGCTGCAACTGGAGGTCAGACCATGATTTACGCGCACTACGTTGACGAGTGGCCGATTGGGTACACGGGGGATGATCCGCAGATACTCGAAGCATGGACAAAGCTGTTCGCTTTCAAAAACGTGGATGATTTCCGGATTACGCGCACGGCAATGGAAGGGCCGACATGGGAACGCAAAAATGCGCACATGCCCAACATTTTCGATGACACTGGCAAATTTGGGGATGAGGTTGTCGTGTGCGAGATCGTTGAGGTTGAGACATGACGAACACCCGAGACATAATTTGCGCCGACAGATGCACAACGCGTAGGCCAGCGCAAGACATCGCGGACGCGCAAGTCTGGACAATCCTCGAAGAGCTCCACCCGGGGCTACTGCTCGATGTGCAGAAACTCAAAGGACCAGGTGAGAAACTGCACATCCCGCACACGCTCAGGACCAAGCGAGAGCGGGCCAAATTGCTGGATGATGGGGTGATGACGTTGCGCGAACTGGCGGCGCTGGTCGGGTGCTGCACAAAAACGGCGAGCAAGGCCAGGAAAGAGAAAGGCCGGGAGTGACCCGGCCCGGTGTTATCTTGATTCGATGGCGTCGGCTTTTAAAAATTATCGAAAAATATTCCAAATCGGAACTCCGTGACCAGATTTGTCCGCCCCGCCTGAGTTATGAGCCTGTCAATCTGCCCCCCGGTCGTGTGCCCGGAAAAATACAACAGCCTACGTGGCCCAAGAGCGAGGCCGGTGATCGGGGAGCGGATTTAACAGGGGATAACATGGCCAAGGGACTCACGCCGAAACAAGCCGCATTTGTGCAAGAGTATTTATGCGACCTGAACGCGACACAAGCCGCGATTCGGGCCGGGTATTCTGCAACCAACGCGGGAAAGATCGGTCCTGAGTTACTAGGAAAAACTAGGATTGCCGAATCTATCGCCGAACAAACTAAGAAGCGTGCCGAAAAAACCGCCAGAACAGCCCTCCACGTCCTCCAAGATATCCAGCGCGTAACCCAGACAGCAGAGGCGGCTGGGGACCTTAAAACGGCTCTCAAGGGCCTAGAACTCGAAGGCCGCCACGTAGGAATGTTCAACGACAAACTCGCTTTGACCGGCGACATTCACATCCTGAACGTCCACCGCAAGGCGAAGCCCCGCCCGGAAGAGGGGGAATCCTGATGGATTATTTTCCCTCTCCCACCGGTGAACGCTTTCACGCTTCCGACAAGTTTGTGCGCGGGATCAGGGGGCCGATTGGCTCCGGCAAGTCCGTGGGCTGTTGTCTTGAGATTATCATGCGGGCCCATGATCAGATTCCAGATTCGCGCGGCCGCCGCCGCTCGCGGTGGGCCGTGGTGCGGAATACTTACGGCGAACTCCAAAGCACGACGATCAAGACGTGGCAAGCCTGGGTCCCTGATCATGTCATGCACCTGAATCTCCACAACGCGCCGATCAACGGCGTGTGGACCAAGCGCTTGCCCGACGGCACAACCATGGAGCTGGAGCTTATGTTCCTGGCCCTGGACCGCCCTGATCACATCAAAAAGCTCCTTTCTCTCGAACTCACCGGTGCCTGGTTGAACGAGGCCCGCGAAATCCCGAAAGCCATCCTCGACGGCCTGACCGGCCGCGTGAACCGCTTCCCCTCGAAAGCAGAGGGTGGTTTCAATTGGTCGGGCATCATCATGGATACCAACCCACCGGATACGGATCACTGGTGGTATCGCCTCGCCGAAGAAGAAACGCCCATGGATTGGGAATTTTTCAGCCAGCCCGCCGCGCTCACGTATTCAGCCAAAATTGGTTGGCAGCCGAACCCCGCCGCCGAGAACATCGAGAACCTGGAACTCGGATACGATTATTATTTGAAGGCCGTCCAGGGCAAGACGATGGAGTGGTGCAAGGTCTACGTCAAAGGCGAGTACGGCAGCGTCCAGGACGGCAAGCCCGTCTATCCTGAGTACAACGATGACGTGCATTCGGTCGAACTCCTCCAGCCCATTTCCAACGTGCCGCTGATCGTTGGTGTGGACTTCGGGCTGACTCCGGCCGCAGCCATAACCCAACTTTCTCCCCGCAATCAGCTCCGTGTGCTGTCCGAGTGCGTGGCCACGGATATGGGCATCCGGGCGTTCGCTCGTAGCGTCCTGACGCCGCACCTGGCCGCCAAATTCCCAGGGATGCCGATTGTCATGTCATGTGACCCCGCAGGCGTAGGCCGGGCACAAACGGACGAGCGGACGTGTTTCGATGAGCTGGTCGCCGCCGGGTTCAAGCCGTTTCCAGCGTTCACAAACTCTTTTCTCCCCCGCCGCGAAAGCGTTGCCGGGTTCCTGTCCCAAATGGTGGACGGGGAGCCCGGCTTTTTGCTGTCGCGCCAGGGTGCCCCGATCATCCGCCGGGGTTTTCTCGGTGGCTATCGCTACCGCCGCATGGCCGTGGCCGGAACGGAACGGTTCACGGACGAGCCCGACAAGAATCAATTCTCTCACCCTCACGATGCCCTTCAGTACGCGGCTCTCCGCGCCCAGGGACCGCCGACCAAGGCGGCCAGCCCCTCTAGTGCCAGAACGATCAACCGCCGCGTGCAGGTAGCAATATGATGCAGTCCTCCCAGGGCCTCGGCCTCTCTCGCCCTACCGCAACCATGGACCAGCCGGTCCAGGCGGTCATGGGCAAGTGGCAATCCAATTCCGACATCCAGGCCGCCGAAGCCAAGGCCGCAGACGAGCGCACGGAGATGATGCGCCGCCAGAACACGCCGGTCATCACCAGCCTGGCCGGATACTTCCGGACCCTGTGGGACGCGGCCAAGGATCACAAGCAGCGCAACGTCGAACCCAGGTTGCTCAAGTGTATGCTGGCCCGCAAAGGCGAGTACAGCGCCGAGCAAAAGACACAGATCGCCGAGGAGGGAAGCCCGCCCATTTTCATGATGTTGACGGATGAGAAATGCAGCAACCTCGAATCCTGGCTCTACGATATTTACGACTCGCCCGACGATGAGCCCTACGGTGCCGAGGAAACCCCGGTCCCCGAACTCCAGCCCGAATTGCAGCAGGCTTTGCACCAGGCCGCCGTGCAGACCGTGCAGGCCGCAGCCATGGACATGCTCGAAATGGAGATCGCCATGGGCGGTGTCCGTGACGAAGCCCAGGCCGCGCAGCGACTTCAGGCGCTCATGCAAGAGCAAATGGAAGAGTTGGAAAACGACCTGCGCGACGTGCTGCACGAGGAAGCCAAGGCCCAGACTGAAAAGCTCGCGTCCGCAATCAAGGACGCCGCCGTTGAATCCGGCTGGAAGTCTGCCCTGCTCGAATCCATCCCCGATTTCTGCACCTATCCATGCTCGTTCATCAAGGGGCCTATCCAGGTCAACAAGCAGGTCCTCGAATGGCAGGATGGCAAGCCCTCCCTCGTGCGCAAGACCGTTCACAAGTGGACCGCTCCGAGCCCCTGGGATATCTTCCCCGGTCCGGAGAACCGCGATTGTCAGGACGGCTACCTGATTGAGCGCCATTTCATCCGCCCCAAGGACCTTTTCGACCTGATCGGGATCGACGGCTACGACGCCGACGCGATCCGTACCGTGATCCGCGAGCAGTCCACCGGAAGCATCCGGTCAACCTGGCTGGACAGCACCACGGAAAACGAGCGCCAGCGCCTCGAAGGCCGTGACAACCTGACGAACAATCCCGAGCCCACCATCCCGGCCCTGCAAATTTGGGCCGACGTGCCCGGCTACCGCCTGCTCGAATACGGCATGTCCCCGGACCTGATTGCCGACGCCACAAAGCACTACCCCATCGAGGCGTGGCTGATCGGCCAGTACGTCATCAAATGCCAACTCAACCCCTCGCGTGATGGCCAGCGTCTCTACTTCATGGCCCCGTTCCGGGAGGCCAAGGGCTCGTTCTGGGGCCGTGCGTTGCCTGAGATCATCGCGGACTGTCAAAGCCAGTGCAACGTGGCCGCGCGGTCCCTGGCGCGCAACGTGGCCGTTTCCTCCGGTCCCCAGGTCGGCGTGGATGTGGGCGCCATGCCGCCGAACGAGAAGATCGACGAACTTTTTCCGTTCAAGATTTGGCAGTTCGACATGCAGGCATACCAGGGCGGTTCAACCAGCCGGCAACCCCTGTGGTTTTTCCAGCCTGACCTTTTGGCCGGGGAACTGCTCAAAACCTACGAATTTTGGAACGGCGAGGCCGACAACAAGAGCGGCATTCCGCGTTACGCGACCGGCGGCACCGGCGGCCAGCAGGGCGTCCTGCGCACATCATCGGGTTACGCCATGATGCTTGAGGGAGCCACCAAGGGCATTCAGCGCGTGGCCAAGAACATCGACCGCAACCAGATCGAGCCCTCCATTCAGCGGCTCATGACCGACATCCTGATCAACAACCCCGGCCAGTATCGCGGCGACGTGAAAGTCCAGGCCGTGGGCGCTACCGCATTGCTCCACAAAGAGGCCCTGCGCATCCGCCGCAACGAAGCCATGCTTGCCCTCAAGGGCGATGCCGTCGCGCTCCAGATCATCGGCACAGAGGGCTACGCCGAGGTCCTTCGCCAATACTTCAAGGGCCTGGAATTCGGCAACGTGGTCCCGTCCAAGCGCGAGCTGCAAATGCGGACCAAGCAAGATGAGCTTGCGGCCGTGATCGCGCAGCAGGCCGCCGCGCTCCCGCAGGGCGGTCAACAGGCGCTTCCAAGTGATACGGGGCAGCAGGGCCAGGAGGACGGCAACATCATGCAGCAGAGGGCCATGTGATGCGACTCGACGATGAGAACACAACCAGGATGCTCAAGCGCATAGCGCGGGAAAGGGATTTCCTCCCCTTCCTGGAGGCGCTGGCCGACGCGAACGCAAGTGATTCCCTGACCCAAGAGGGGGCCACAATGTACCGCTCCCAGGGCCGCGCCCTGGCCATGCGCTACTTGGCCAAACTGATAGTCCGCGCCGTTGATGCGCCGTGACAAATTTCGACCCGCAGCCCCACGCCCGGACAGTCCGGAGACGACCGGAGGCGCAGGCCATGAATCATTAAGGGCAGTACCGGAGACTCTTTAAAGAGCCCGCGACCCCCGGCCGGAGACGCATAGCCGCCCGGAAGGAAGGACAGAATGGAAGGTTTACCGAAGCAGGTTCAGGAAGCGCGAGCAGCAGCAGACGCGATCATGGCGCGATTCAAACCGGGCGATACCTCTCCGCCGCCGCAAGAGCAGCAGCAGGCCGCCCAGGAGACGAAGGATACCGCTGTCCAGCAGAACGCGGCCCCGGAAGTGCCGAAGCTCCCCGACGCCTCAGAAGAGACGTGGGAACAGCGTTTTAATGCGATCAACGGGAAATACAACGCCGAGGTTCCCCGGCTCGCGGAGCAAATCCGCGAACTGAAGGGACGTTTGCAGCAGGCCGAACAGGCCCTGCACGAAAAGGCGCAGCAGGCCCCGCCGCAGACTGATCCGCCCACATCGGTAAGCCGCGATGCACTGAACGAGTACGACGAGGAATTCGGCAAAATGTACGACCTCGTGCAGGCGCAGCAGGCCAAGATTGATGCGCTGCAATCCGTGCTCGACCAAGTGCAGGGCAACGTGACGCAGGTACACCAGGCGCAACAGATGTCGGAAGACCAGCGCTTTTGGCGCGACCTGCTGAACGCGGTCCCCGATTTCGACCAGCTCAACGGGGACAAGGAGGCCGGTATCAAGGCCGACCCCAGATTTTCCGAATGGCTGGAAGGAATCGACGGTTTCAGCAAGATGCGCCGCCGAGACATCGGCGAAAAGCTCATGCGTGACCGTAACGTGGCAAATATCAAGGATTTCTTCGATACATTCAAGGCTTCTCGCAAATCGAAGCAGCCGCCGCCGTCGCCCAATCAGATGCACACGGAGCCCGCGTCTACCTCCACAAATGTGGACACGATGCAACCGCAGTTCCAGCAACAGCAGGGAGAAACTTTCTCCAAGGCTGACGTTGACGAATTGTATAGGCTCAGACGTGTTGGATCCTATCCATTCGTCTGGCGTGGGCAGGTCTACAAAAGCGATGCGGACACAAAGCCGATTTGTCAGGAGCTTATACGCGCCGGGATAGAGGGTAGAATCCGCTAGACCAGGCTTATGAGGTTCCAGCTATGAATCAGTTTCCTACCGCACCGGGCGTTCCGTCTCTTGGATATTACATCCCGGAGCTATACGCCAACGAATTGCTTGTGGAGTTTTATATCTCCACCGTCCTCGCGGCCATTTCCAACACGGATTATGAAGGGCAGATCAAGAGCCAGGGTGACACCGTCATCGTGCGCGCCCTGCCGTCCATGCAGATTCGCAAGTACGTGAAGGGTATGAACCTTCAGTACGATTATCTTGAGCCGTCCGAAGTCAAGCTGCTCATCGACAAGGGCCTGTACTATGGCGTGCAGCTCCCGAAGATCGACGTTGTGCAGTCTGACATCGCGTTTGTGTCCAAGTGGGCCGCCCACGCATCGCAGGAACTCAAGATCGAGGTTGACCGCGATTGTTTGAGCCGCCTGCCCGCCGCCGCCCATGCCAAGAACGCGGGCGATGCCGCCGGAAAGATTTCCGGAAGCATCAACCTGGGCAAGGCCGGTGCCCCGGTGGCCCTGTCCAATACCAACATCCTGGGCAAGCTGCTTGAGGCCGTGCAGTGCCTCGCCGAGCAGAACATCGACACCAGTAACCCCGGCAAGATTTGGGCAGTTGTCCCGGCCTGGGTGGCGACTCGTATCCAGACCTCGAAGCTGTCCGATGCTTCCGTGTCCGGCGACGGCGTATCCATGCTCCGCAACGGCCGCCTGGGCGTGGTCGGCAACACGACCATCTACCAGTCCAACAATATCCAGCCCGACGCGGCCGGATGCTACCACATCGTGGTGGGCCATAAGGATTGCTACACGTTCGCAAGTCAGTTGACCGAGAACGAAACGCTCAAGAACCAGAACGATTTTGGTGACTTGATGCGTGGCCTTCAGGTTTACGGCGATAAGGTCATGAAGCCCGAGGGCATCGTTGACCTGTACGTGTCGCCTGCTGCCCTGTCCGACATTTAACACATAACCGGGGAGGCTCCGGCTTCCCCAGTTTTTACCTACACGGAGTTACGAAAATGAAAAGATTCCTCGGGTTTATCCTGATCGCATTCGTGCTTTTCGCTGCTGGCCTCGCGCTGGCCGTGGAAAATTACGATGTGACCACCGGCCAGGACTACGGCGTCCCGGCCAACACGTTTGGGCCGTACACGGTTGAATATTATTTTGATGCTTCGCAGCACAACGGCGGGGACGGCTTTGCCGCCGGTGACACCCTGGATTGCATCAAGGCCCCCAAGGGGTCCGTAATTTATGGGGTCCACTACGAAGTCGTTTCGGGCGAGGACCTGGCCACCTGTACCATCGACATTGGTGACGCCTCCAACGCTACCGGGTTCCTGGCAGATCAGGTGTCCAACTCCACGGCCACGACCAACGCGTTCGCGTTGACCTATGGCGGCACCGCCGGGAAGCAGCTCACGACCGCCGCCGGAAAGGTCCGGATCACGTTCGACCACGCCACGGATAAGCTTAAGGCTTACGTGCGGGCGGTCATCGTACCGTTCAAGAACCGGCCGTAATAACCATATCAGGCGGGGGCCTTTTGGCTCCCGCTACCTGACGAGGATTGAATCATGCGAATGCTTAAAAACACAGTTACGGGAATGCTCTACACGTACCACGAGGGCCTGGCCGAAGCCGAGAATATCGAAGTGGTTCAGGTTGACCATTTGCCCAAGGCGGAAGCCCAGACACCTGTGGAGCCGCCTATGGCCACGACACCGCCCATGCTGACGGGAGAGGGCTCCATGTCGATGTTCGATGAGTCCCCGGTGGGGATCGAATGGCATGGGCAGGAACCGGAACAGGATGAAGCGCCCAAGTCCCTGGATGAAATGACCCGGGACGAACTGATTGCCATGGCCGAGATCGAAGAGCGCAGGCGCGGCGATAATCGCAACCTGTCCAGACTCAAGAAGGAAGACCTCAAAGCCTATATCATGGCCGGGGAAGCGTAAATGAGCGCCCTGGCTGCTGACGTCATCGCCCGGGTCCGGGCCATCACCATGGATGCGGGCGGCACGTTCTGGGGCAACTATTTGACCCAGACCTGGCTCAACGAAGGGCGCAAGCTCTATGTCACCATGAAGCCCGACGACGGCGCAGCGGTCACGGAAGTGGCCGTACAGGCCGGGGCCATGCAGACGATCCCGGGCAACGCCCTGGCGTTCATCAAGGCGATTCGCAACGTGGGCGGCCCCTCCGTCCGCGTTGCGGATATTTCCGACATCGAGAGCTACGCGCCAACGTGGATGGATTCCACCGGGGTATGGGTCAAACACTTCATGTTTGACGACAAGCTCCTCCGAAATTTCTGGATTTACCCGCAGCCGACCGTGAAAAATCCTCGGTTGCAGATTGCGTGCAGCTTCGAGCCCGTCCCGTGTGACGTGTACCTCCCTTCCAATCAACTCAACACCGCCGCCACGCACACAACCGTGGACGTGCCCAACGACGCGGCCCTGGTCGATTACATCTTGGCCCGTCAATACCAGCAGCAGGGCGAGGGCGAGGCGCAGCAACGCGCCGCAAACCACATGACCGTCTTTTACAAGCTCCTGGGCCTGACCAAGGAAGCCGAGGTGTACGTCAACCCCAACCGGCCCATGGTTCCGAACGTGGCCAGTAGCGCAGGTGACGCATGAACATATCCGACCTTGTCCCCTACGTCGCTCCGGAAGTGCCGGGCTGCAACGACGTGGCCATTGAAAGGGCCATCCTCGACGCGGCAAGGGCGTTCTGCGCGGCCACATGGGTCTGGGAACACGACACAAGCGTTTGGATCAGGGCCGGGAAAGATACCGGAGGCATTCGCATTCCGTCCTCCATGTCCGCGCTTGGGATCGTGTCCTGGGAATCGGAGCATACCAACGAACCGCCCATGCTCTACCGGGACGGATTCGCTCGCGTGCGCCGGGATGTGACCAGTGACACGAGATACGACGTGACCGTAGCGGTCCAGCCCGCCCGGACAGAGACGGAAATCCCCGATTGGCTGGATGGCCTGTACCGGGACGCGATCACCGCCCACGCCAAGCATTCCCTGCTCATGCTGCCCGGCAAGGATTGGACGAACCCCGGCCGGGCGCAACTCCTGTACCAAATTTACCGCGATGCCGTGAACAGCGCCAAGCGCGACCGAAACACCAACAGAATGCGCGGCGTGATGCGCGTGCGTACTCCGGGAGTAAATTGAAATGGAACAGTTTTTAAACAATTCCCCCCAGACATTTGCCAATACCAAGACGGTCGAATTTTCGGCGGTACCGGGGTTCTGTTACCACCAAATCGACGTGGGCCTGGGCACGGCCGGAACTGTCGCCGTGCATGTCAATTTCGGG